GGCGCCGACGCCTATCTGTTTCGGGTGCCGTCGGCCGACACGCCGCACATCCAGGAAGCGCACGACGCGATGGCGCACTGCCTGGTGGAGGCGGTTGACGACGAGCTGGCCATATTGCAGGCCGAGGCACGCATGTTGCGAAACGAGGTGAACGCATGACCGCCGCCACCGCACCCGGGCCCGCCCTGCTCCGCGCCGTCGGCAAGGGCTCCAACGCCGTCGGCAAGTGGCTCATCCGCGAGCTGGAGTCGCTGCCCGAGGATCGGCGCAGTTGCGCCGTACAGGCTGTCGGCTACCTGATGGGCTGCGTGAGCGCAGCCAAGCTGGCCGAATGGCTCAAGGGCGAAACGGGCAAGACGTTCAAGCCACGTGACGCTGAGATGTTCGCGCCGACGGTGCGCCGCGTGGCCGTGACCGTCAATGATACCGGCGAGCTCTTGCAAATACTGCAACAGCACGGCGGCGAGGCCGTGTGTCTGGTCCTCGCGCCGGAGGATACCGAATGACTACCGCTACACACCCGCCGAATACCGCTACCGTACCGCCTGCCACCTGCTATCGCAAAGGGGAGGCCGGACTGCACGCCGGCCCCCCCGCATCTCAAACGCTGCGCGTGCCGTTTCGCCTGCCGGGGCTCAATGACATCATCGGTGAGATGAGCGGCCACCTGACCATGCGGGGCCGGCGGGTGTACCGCTACACGCAGACCAAAAAGCGCCACACGCACAGCCTGGTTGCGCTGATCCACGCCCAGGGGCTGCGGCCTGTCACCGGGCCCGTGTGGGTGTTCTGCACGTGGACCGAGGCGGGCAAACGGCGCGATCCGGACAATATCGCCTCCGGCGGGTGCAAGCTGATCCTGGACGCGCTCAAGGCGGCGGGCATCATCGCCAACGACGGCTGGCGCAACATCGCCGGGTTCGAGCACAGGTTCGAGATCGGCCGTCCCGGCGTGATCGTGCGTCTGGTGGATGCGACGGCTGTGCGCGACATGACCGCTGCGTCCGACATGGCGCGTCGCGCCCGCGAGCGGGAGGCCGAGCTGATGGCGGCCAACACGCCCCGCATGGGCGACGGCATCACGCCGGGCAAGTACAAACCGACGGATGGGGTGAACAGATGACCATAAAAACGAACAAAAACGGAGGCATCTGGTTTACGTTTTCCAACGGATGGACCATCAGCATCCAGCACGGAGTAAATTCGTTGGTTGACAACGGGTTTACTGACGAATTTACACCACCACGATATATCACAGAAAAAATGGAGATCGCAATTATCAAACCAGGAGGTGGCTTTCACCAGCCGAACGGATGGGATGATAATGTTCTAACAGACGTGACGGCCGACGAGATTGTTGAGTGGATGCAGTACGTGAATGCGCAGCCGAAGGAGTCCCGAGTATGAGCACCGCACTTGACATCATCATCTACGCGCTGGCCGGGGTGGGCGCGTTCTGCCTGCTGATGCTGGTGGTATTGTACGCCGCGTTCCGGCTGTTGCGTGCCGCGGTGCGCCGGGCGGCGGTGGAGCAGGCCAAGGCCAACGATCGGATGGACGCCCTCATCAAGCAGCACATGGGCGATATTGAAACCACAACGCCTGACAAGGCGAATTAACGGAGGACGATATGAGTAAGCCAATGTGCAAGGATTGTACGCATTGTATTTTGGATCGGGAGTGGTACTGCCGCAAACATCTGCACAAGACCAACGGTGTCGGCTGCGACGACTACTGGCCGTCCGAACGCAACCCCCGCTGTGATGAGTGCCGGTTGTGGGTAGAAAAGCCTTACCCTGATTTCCCAGAAGGTCGGTGTCATCACAGTGCCATCGGAACCATCACCGCAGAATGGTACTGCGAAAACTGGAGGGCGCGATGAGCGAAATCATTTATAGGGTTGAAGATGTAGATGGAGACAGGAGAACGTGGGAAATTTGGTATTGCGTGACAGAGCCAAGGAAAACAGTCGGGCGTGAAGTTACTGTTGGCCGATTCATTCCAGACAACACCGAGCCGTGCGAGTGGGAGCATGAGAACAATGTTCTGTCAAACAACGCACGGCAAACCAATTTGTACTTTTGACCAAGGAGGAGCGATGAAGATCTATACCGAGGAACGTGTGGGCTGGATGGGCAACGACGCAAATCCACCTTACGGTCTCACTAAGTATCGGTGGACCCCGCCACATTATTGTCGAGTCTGCCTTCGGGATGGCCGTCGCGGCATCTGCCATCCCGAACTGTGCTTTGGCAACCGCGACCCCGAGCGGCTGATCATCGTGCATCTGCGCGAGGCTGACGTGGTGCGGAGCCGCCGGATGGCGCTGTTCAAGCTGGCGTGGCTGTTCCTGCGGGACGCGCTCGGTCGTGGGTCGAGCGCGATGATCCAGGCGCAGACGTTCCGGCACCGGCTCCAGAAGATCGCGGATGAGGCCGGCATCCCGAACGACGGGGGTGGACGACTCGACCTACCAGGAGGAGAGTGAATGAACAGGACTCGACGAGACGAGTGGGTGTTGTTGCTGATCGCGGCGGTGAGCATCGCCGGCGCGGTCGCGCTGTTCGTGATCGGGTGGAGCCGGCTATGATGGCGATACCCGTCTGGAAGATGAGACGTCGCCCGGCGCGTCCGCACAAGACGAGCGCGGGTCGGCTCGCGGATCGCATGAACTCGACCGAACGACAGTATGCGGATCTGCTCGAGGGTCGCCGGCTCACCGGCGACATCCTCGAGTGGAGGTATGAGCCGTTCAGTCTGCGGCTCGCGGACAACACGCACTACCGCCCCGACTTCATGGTCGTGACGCCCGAGTGTATCGAGATCCACGAAGTCAAGGGCGGCTTCTGGCAGGACGACTCGCGCGCGAAGTGGAAGGTCGCCGCCGAACAGTTTCCCGTGTTTCTTTTCGTTGCGGCTGTCCGAAAGAAAGGCGAGTGGCTGATCGAAAAATACGACGCCCAGGAACGGGTGCCCGAGTTGCGGCCGGCCGTTTGTCATGCCCGACTCGTGCGCGTGCGACATGGGCGGGTGTACGGGATGCTTGATCGCCGGCGCTCTGGCGATTATGATCGTGATCGTCGCGGTGTGGGCGTTCGCGGCGGCGTGCGGCGTGTGAATCGTGAGCTTGGCTGGAACAGTAAAATATGCTTGAGGTATAGTGAACTATGCGAAAGACGAAAGACATCGGCCGGGTGATCAAGAACCGGATCGTCGGGTACGAGGACGTCCCGCTGGATCAGGTTCAGTTCAACCCGAAGAACTGGCGCATCCATCCGAAGCATCAGCAGGACGCGCTCAACGGGGTGCTGTCTGAAGTGGGCGTCGTTCAGAACGTGATCGTCAATCGGCGCACGGGCAACCTCGTCGACGGGCATCTGCGGGTCACGCTTGCGGACAGGAACGGCGAGAAGACGATCCCCGCGACCATCGTCGACCTGTCACCCGAGGAGGAAGCGATGATCCTCGCCACGCTCGACCCACTCTCCGCTCTGGCGGCGACAGACCACGACAAGTTGAGCGAACTGCTCGAAGAGGTTCAGACGAACGACGCCGCGATCTTGGATATGCTCGGTCTGGGCGAGCAGGACGGCGACGATCCAGGCATGGTACCGCTCGAGCTTGAAGACGCCAAGACCACGTGGGTTGTGCTGTCTTGCCCGACGGTGAGGTACGGGGCCATCGCTGACATGATTCAGCGGATCGCGCGCACCGAGGGGGTGGCTTGTGAAGTCATCGTCTCAGACAAAGACGGACAACGGCAATCTGCCGGCGAAGCTGTACTTGCGCCGATACTTTCTCGACAAGTACCACGCCGGCGAACCGCTGCGGGTGATGGATTGCTGCCAGGGCGATGGGCACATCTGGAGACAGCTCCGAAAAGAGTACAACGTCGAGACGTATTTCGGCATCGACATCAAGCCCTGCACCGGACGGCTCAAGACCGACTCCCTGCGGGTGCTGCGACAGCCCGGCTGGCCCGAGAACGTGATCGACGTGGACACGTACGGCTCGCCCATTAAACATCTGCGCGCCATCGTCGCCAACATCGACAAGCCCCTGACCGTGTTCCTCACCTATGGGATGGTAATGATGCGCGGCGGGTCGAACGTCGACCAGGCCTCGCTCGAGTTGTTCGGTCTGGACGCGCTCCCCGAGGGGGTGCCTCGGACGGCGTTCGCGAACCTGTTCTATAAACACGTAAGTCTTTTGTTGACAAGATGTTGCGTTGGTGCCATACTCGAAGAGGGTCAGGTTATCGACGGCCGGCACGTGAAGTAAATCGGCCTGAGATTGAAGCCGAAGGCCCAATAAACTACACCCTAGCGGAGGTAAACATGAGTGTGATCTACGAACCGTCTGGAAAGGCCCGAGAGTACTCGGAGTTGGCGTGCAACATTTATACCGGGTGCTCGCACAAGTGCCGGTACTGCTACTGTCCGGCGATCCTGCGGAAGAGCCTCGACGAGTGGTCGGCGGTGCCCGGCCCTCGCAAGGACATCGTGCGCCAGTTCGAGCGCGAGGCTCGCAAGATGGTCGGCGACAAGCGCGAGATCCTGTTCTCTTTCATGTGCGACCCTTTCCAGAACGAAGAGGCTGCGGCGATGATGGGCGAGATCATGGACATCGCCGAGGAGTGCCGGCTCAAGATCAAGATCTTGACGAAGAACCCCAAGCTCACCGAGTCCCGGTGGGAGCAGATGCGCCGCAACAAGTGGTGGCTCGGCTCGACCATCTGTTTCCTGTCGGAGAAGATGCGGGAAGAGTGGGAGCCGGGCGCGCCCACCATCCGCTCCCGCGTGGGCGCCATCAAGCGCGCGCACGATTTCGGCATCAAGACGTGGCTCTCGATCGAGCCGGTGATCGACCCTGTTCAGGCTTTGTGTGTGATGGAGGCTCTTAAGGGGCACGTCGACAAGTGGAAGGTCGGCAAGCTCAACCACGACAAGCCGACCGAGGAACGGGTCGACTGGTCGGAGTTCCTTGATCGCGCGAGAGTTGCGCTCAAGGGCGAAGACGTGTACTGGAAAAAGGATCTGCTCTCGGCGGCGGCGAAGGGACGGGTCTTGCAGCATACTTGATTGTGTATTTGATCGTGAGAAAAAAGAATCAGCACAGACCGAGACGGTACAGCGACGAGGAGATACTGGGTGCCCTGCGCGAGACGCAGGGTGCCCCTTATCTCGCCGCCGAGCGGCTTGGATGCCACGCGAACACGATCTACTACCGGGCGAAGCAGAACCCCGAGATATGGGAGACGGTGTACAAGTTTCGCGGGAGGATGATTGACACAGCGGAGTTGCAGCTGTTGAGCGCGGTGCAGCGGGGCGAGCCGTGGGCGGTTCAGTTCGCCCTCCGCACCATCGGGAAAGACCGGGGGTACTTCGAGCGGAGTGAGACGCACGCGATCGTGGGGAAGATGAGTGATGCCGAACTTGTTGGAAGAATACAAGAGCTTGCGCAGCTTGCACAGCGAACTGTCCACGCTCTGCCAGGAAGCGGAGCGGAGGGGTCTGACGACCCGCAAGACGTCGGCGAGTGACTCGTTCGCCGGGCGGTACTTTGCGCGCCCTGACCTGTTCGCCCTCGAGTGCATCCGGTGGCCCAAGGGGAAGGGGCCGGCCCCGTATCAACTGGAAGGGTTCGCCGCGCTCCCGGTCGTGCGCCGGTACTCGTTGCGTGGGCCGCACGGACTCGGCAAGACCGCGTTCATGGCGATCATGGTCTTGTGGTTCGCGCTCACCCGCGACGCGGCGCACATCGACTGGAAGGTCGTCACGACGGCGAGCGCCTGGAGGCAGTTGACGAAGTACCTTTGGCCGGAGATCCACAAGTGGGCGCGCCGGCTCAACTGGGACGTGATCGGTCGGCCGGCTTTCACGCGCGAAGAGTTGCTCACACAGAACATCAAGCTCGCATACGGCGAGGCGTTCGCCGTGGCATCGGACACACCGGACGCCATCGAGGGCGCGCACGCCGACGAGTTGTTCTACGTGCTCGACGAGGCGAAGGCGATCCCTGTGCCGACGTGGGAAGCCGCCGAGGGCGCGATGTCGACCGGCAGTTGCTATATGCTCGCCACGTCCACGCCCGGCCCACCATCGGGCGCCTTCTACGACATCCACACCCGCAAGCCGGGGTACGAGGACTGGACGGCGCGGCACGTCACGCGCGACGAGTGCGTCGCCGCCGGCAGGATGTCGGCAGACTGGGCCGAGCAGCGCCGGCGACAATGGGGCGAGAACAGTGCTGTCTACCAGAACCGCGTCGAGGGGAACTTCTGCGCCGACGACGCCGACGTGCTCATCCCGCTTGCGTGGGTTGAGGCGGCGATTGAGCGGTGGCACGCACGCGCCGGAGACTTTGGTCCCCTGCGCCGGGCCGCGCTCGACGTGGCCGAGATGGGCGAGGACAAGTGCGCCTATGTCGCCCTGCGGGAACATGGGATTCAGCAGATCGTGAAGTGGGGCAAGACGGAGACGATGGAGACGGTCGGCCGGGTGAGACAGCTTCACCAGGAACCGCTCATCGAGATCGTCGTCGACGCGAACGGTGTCGGGGCCGGCGTCTGCTCCCGGCTCCGCGAGGTCGGGTACCGGGTGGTCGCCTTCAAAGGCGGCGAGGGCACAGACCAGAAGGACATGACCGGCGAGTTGACGTTCGTCAATAAGCGCGCGGCGTCGTGGTGGGCGATCCGCGAGTCGCTCGACCCGTCGAACAATCCGACCATCGCGCTCCCGCCCGACGATGAACTGATCGGCGACCTGACCGCGCCGCACATCGTGTACACGTCGACCGGCAAGATCGGCATCGAACCCAAGGACGACATCAAGAAACGCGTCGGCCGGTCGCCCGACACCGGCGACGCCATCGCGATGGCTCTGCTCGGCAAGCGCAAGAAAAAGGCGCAGATCATTCGGATGCCCGGCAGGACGGCGTAGTGTGTTGAGCCATTGATACAGTAAACCGTGTTTTTTACTTCCGCTCTGTTTACCTCTGCTCGCGCCCGGTGATGCCGGGCGTATCTTTTTGTGCCGACCGTATTTGCTCGCGCCGTCTCGTCACGCGAAACTGTGTCCTCGACACAGTAAAGTTGACACTCGCCCGGCGCTATGGTATAAGGGGGCGGGGGAAGATTCTATGTCTTTAATCAGACTCGGTCTGACCTATGACCCGCCGCTCTCCGTGATCAAGAAGCAATCGCCCCTCGACCGGGCCAAGCTGCTTGGCTCGATTCAGAAGGGCACGCTCACCGACTGGCTGCACGACAACACGGGCCGGCCGAGTCGAGAGAGCGGACTCGGCACGCAGCGCCGCGACAATCCGAACTACTCGAAGCTGGTCGAATCGTACCGGGGCTGGGTGTACTCGGCGGTGACGATGATCGGCAACCGTCTCGCCGACCTGGACTACACCCTCGCGTACGTCGGGCCGGACAGCACACGCAAGCCGCAGGAGCGGCACGTCGCGCTCGACCTCTTGCGGAGGCCGAATGAGATCGACACCGAGGTCGACATCTTTTTCGCGACGGCCGCTTACCTTCAGTTGTCGCCCGAGGTCGAGTGGGTGGTCGATCTGGACGGGCCGCGCAAGACGCCGTCGCGCGTGCGCGTGCTACGGCCAGACTGCGTGGTGCGCGTGTACAACACCGAATCCGAGGCACCGTCTCACTATATCTACACGTCGCCGACCGGGAGCGTGGAGGTGTTCACGCCCGACCGCATCGTGCGGCACGCGTGCCCCCTCGGGATGTCGCCGATGATGGCTGCGGCCGAGGCGTACGACCTGTCGCTGTTCAACAAGCTATACAAGACGACGTACTACCGGAACAACGCCCGGCCCGACTACTTCATCCGCTACCCGGTCGACGTCGAACTGTCCGACGAGTTCCTGCGGTCGGTGTGGGAGATGATCGCCGACCGGCACCAGGGCAGCGACAAGTGGCATCTGCCGGGCATCCTTGGCGACGGTGCGGAGATTACCGCGCTGCCGGTGTCGGCCAGCGACCAAGCGTTCCTGCAAGCCACGCAGATGACGCGCGACGAGATATTCTGGGTGTTCGGTGTCCCGCCGGCGATGCTCGACCAGACCGCGAACCGCGCCGTGTCCGAGGCGGCACAAGTCGTGTTCGCGAACACGGTCATCTCACCCTTGGCGACGCGCATCGCCGCGCGACTGAACAAGGACTTTTTCGAGCGGTACTACCCGCAGAGCAAGGGGCGCCTCGAGTTCGAGTTCGAGAACCCCGTCCCGCAGGATCGCGCCGAGTTGCGCGCCGACCAGGAGCACCGGCTCCGGCTCGGACTGGCGACGCCGAACGAACTGCTCGAGGAGGCCGGCGAGAAGCCGTTCGAGAACGGCGACGCCCGGTTCCTCATGGGCGGTCTTGTGTCGTACGACTACGCCGTGCTGAGCGGTGGTGGGCCGATGGGTGGGCCGGGGCCGGGTGCGCCCGGTGCCGAGCCGCCGGCCGAGGCGACCGAACCGCCGGCGGCTCCCGAGGAACCGACCGCAACGGAAGAGACACCCGCCCCGCCTCTGCCGCCCGGCGAGGACGGCAAGCGCACCCCGGCGGGTCACTATACCGGCGAGTCGGCGTTCGTCGCGAAGATCCCGTCGCGCTGTTCGCTGCGTGAGTTGTGGGATCTGAACGCGAAGCTCAAGACGCCGGCCGCATACCAGGCCGAGATCTGGGATCGTCACGTGAATCGGCTCGACCCGGCCGAGCGCACGTTCGTCCGCGACATCAAGGACGAGTTCGGCAAGCAGCGCGACCGGGTGATCGACCAGATTCGCCGACAATGGGACGACGTCGCGCGCGCGCTCGCGGGATGCGACACGTCCGAGAAGCGGCTGAAGGTCGCGCGCAAGAAAGGGCTGGCCGACATCGACAGCGTATTCGACTTCGACTTCGAGCTTGCCCAGTTCACCGACCTCGGCTTGCCTCACATCGAGAACCAGTTCAAGGGCGGCTTGGCGAACGCCCTGCGCGCGCTCAAGCGCGATCATCCCGACTACTCGCAGACGCGGATCTTGTCGTGGATTCAGAAGACGAACCGGCAGTACGCCGACGACGTGACGAAGACGACCCGCGCCCGGCTGAAGTACGTCATCTCGCAAGCCATCGCCGACGGTGCGTCGGTCGCCGACACCGCCGGCCGCGTCGAGATGCTGTACGAGGGTTTCGACAAGTGGCGGTCGCTGACCATCGCGCGCACCGAGTTGAACGCGGCCGAGAACGCCGGCGCCCTCGAGGGCTATCGGCAGAGCGGCGTGGTGGCGCGCAAGGAATGGCTGAGCGCGATTGACGAGCGCACCCGCAGCGCCGACAACGGTGACGAGTTCGACCACGCCGGGGCGAACGGCGAAGTCGCCGGCATGGATGAGATGTTCCAGGCGACCGGCGAGCCGCTGGAGTTTCCCGGCGACCCGAACGGATCGCCAGGCAATACGATCAACTGCCGGTGCACGCACGTCCCGGTGATCGAGGAGTAAACATGGAAAGAAACTGGGCAGACGTATTGAAGGGGTTCGAGGAGACGGGCAAGTCCGGCGGCGTGCCGAACATCCCGGTCGGCCTCGCGCCCGAGCAGCGTCGGCAGCTGCTCGACATCGCCAAGGAGAACGGGTGGGAGTGCAGCGTCACGAAGTCTGCGGCCGCGCTCGTGCCCAAGGCCGCGAAGCCGGGCGAAGACGTCGACCTCGAGTTGGTGATCACCACGGGCGACATCGACCGGGACTTTGAAGTGCTCGACCCCTCGGGCTGCGTGTACGAACAGTTCCTCAAGAACCCGGTTGTGCTGTGGGCGCACGACATGGTTCAGCTGCCCGTCGGCAAGGGCGTATACCTTCGCGCCGTCGAGAACGGGTGGGCGCTCGGGGTGAAGTTCGTCCCGGCCGATGTCGACGAGTTCGCCGGCAAGGTCGCGTGGTACTACGCGAACGGGTACTTGCACGACACGTCGATCCGGTTCCGGCCCCTCGAGGCCGAGCCGAAGGACTTCAAGGTCGACGGGTACTACACCCGATTCACGAGGTGGGAACTGCTCGAGGCCTCGGCGGTGACCATCGGGGCGAACCCGTTCGCCGGCACCGGCAAGTCGGTGAAGGCGATTGCGGACGCGTGGTGCGCCGAGATGGACAAGCGGATCGAGCACGTGACCGACGTCGGCCTCAAGATCGGGGCCGAGTTGTCGCGCAAGAACCGGGAGCGTCTTCGAGGGTACGCCGTCTCCCTGCGGTCTGTCCTCGACGACATCGAGGAGTTGCTGTCGCGGTGGGACGAGGACGTGTACGGCGACGAACCGGAGGGCGAGGACGAGGAGCCGACTCGGTGTGAAGCTCCGGCTGATGAAGATAAGCCGAAGGGCGAGGACGAGGACGTGAGCGAGGATGCGCCTCCCGGCCCGGCCGATGAGGATGAATCGGAAGAAGAGCCGCCGCCCGACGACGACGAGAAGTCGGTCGGTGACGAGACGGTGTTCACGATATTCGCGGAAGGCGTGGGCATCGAGTCCCACGTCGGCGTCAAGGCTGTCGGCGCGGACACCCCGGCCAAGGTCGGGGAGGAGAGAAAAACTGGCGCGGCCGTCGCCGTGACGCTCGAGCAACTCGAACAGATCATCCGAGACGAGATGAAATACCGCCTCGGCATCTGCGACTGAACAACAACGGAGGATTCATAACATGGACGAAAAGAACATGGACGAAAAGAACATGACCGAACAGAAGATCGTGCCCCTGTTCAAGAGCGCCGACGAGGCGCGGGACTGGGTGATCTCGTTGATAAACGAGTGGGCGATGAAAAGCCCGAACGCGCTCGCCCGGCATCCCGACACCGGCGAGCTTACCCCCCTGTCCGAACTGGTCACCGAACTCAAGCACATCCGCAACGAGCGGATGTCGCGGATCGCGAGCAAGCAGATCGACCCCCGGTTCTCGAACGACCTGATGCAGGATGAGGGCTACCGCATCGCGGTGACCACGTGGGTGAAGGGTCAGATCGACCGGAGCTTCCGGGGCGACGACAACTACAAGCGCGCGTGCGACGCCCTGCTCAAGTACGAGTTGAGCGACGAAGACCGGATGAAAGAGCGCATCAAGGACTGGAGCGTCGGCACCGCCGGCAGCGGCGGGTCGCTCGTGCCGACCGCGTTCTACCGCGAGGTCTGGACGCGCATCGGCCTGTACAACCAGCTGCTCAACGTGGCGACCGTGCTGCCGACCACCGGCAAGATCCAGGTGCCGACCGGCACCGGGCGCGCCACCGCGTACTACCCCGGCGAGAACACCACGCCGAGCGGTGACGCCGGTCTGACCACCGGGTCGATCACCCTCGACCCGAACCCGCTGATCGCTTACCTCAAGTTGTCCCGCAAGCTGTTCGAGGCGAACGGCATCGACATGACCGACTTCCTCGCGCGCAAGTTCTCCGAGGGTCTGGCGTACAAGATGCTGTACGAGATGACTAACGGCGACGGCGACGACTGCCCGACCGGGTTCGCCAACCACACCGCGTACTCGTCCGTGACCGCCGTATCGCTCGCGAGCACGAGCTTCTCCTTCGACGACCTGATCAACCTCGAGTTCGCCATCAACGAAGAGTACGCGCCCTTCTGCGCGTATATGCTCTCTCGCAAGGGGCTGAAGCAGACCGCGAAGTTGAAAGACCAGGACGACAATCCGATCTGGAACCGCCCGGCCGAGGGTCGCCCCGGTCTGCTCAACGGTCAGCCGTACATCGTCAACTCGACGATCTCGAACACCATCGACATCTCCGGCGAAAACACGACCGAGATCTACTGGGGCGACTGGCAGGCTTACCACGTCGCCGTGATGCAGGACATGAGGCTCGCCCTGTCCGATCAGGCCGGCACCGCGTTCCTCGACGAACAGGTGTGGGTCAAGATGACCGCGTACAACGACGGCCAGCTGGCCGACGAGAACGCGATTGTCTACCTGTCGGGCGTTGACGCCGACTAATCCCCCGGTGGGCCGGAGGGCCTCGGCTCTCCGGCTCGCCCAATCTTAAACCGAGAGGGTGACATGAAAGTGTTGATCAAGCGAAAGGCGCTCGTGTACGTGAACCGGCGGGAGCACGCGTTCTCCCCGTCGGACATCCCGGTCACGGTCAGCGACGAGGTCGGTGCCCGGCTGTTGTCGATGCCGGGTCTGGCCGAGCGCGTGCCCGAGCCGGTCTGGCTCCCGCCGGTCATCGACGAGCCGACTCCGCTCGTGGTGGATGATCTGCGCGAGTTCGGCGCGGTCGAGGAGTCCGAGACGAAGGAAGTGAAGCGGCGCAGCACCCGCCGCAAGAGCGCGCGCAAGTAAATTGTCGGAGGGGCGGTGAACGTCGAACTGCTGGTTCGATATATGCACCGGGGCGAGGGCGAGGCCTTGATGCCCGGCACGGTGGTGAGCATGGACACGCACGAGGCCGACCGCCTGTGCGCGCTCCATCTCGCACGACCGGCGATGCGTCAAGCCGACGTCGATCTGCCGGCGGCGAAGGGACGGGGATGGGTCGATCTGCGGAAGCGGCTGAAGGTGCAGCCGTACGACTACCGGCTCGTGTACCACGACCGGCGCTCGTTGCTGAACATCCGGCCCGGCGAGTCGATCCTGATCACCCACAAGTACGGTGGCCTGGGCGACATCCTGATCGTGTCGTGCCTGATCAACGAACTGCTCAAGCGGTACCCCGAGAACCCGCTCACGCTCGCGACGCCGAGGCGGTACCACGAACTGTTCCGGCGGGTGCGCGGCCTGGCGCTGCTCGATTGGGAAGCCGTGCATGAGGCGAGCACCGAAGTGCGGGGCGGGGTGATCAAGAACGAGGTCGCCGAGCGGTTCGACGTCGCCGAGGACGTGAGCACGCCGTGTCATCTGATCGAGGGCGTGTACAAGTATTTCGGCGGGTACGACGGCCCGATCATCGCGCAGAACCGGCTCGAGATGTGGGGCAACTGGATCGGTGTGTACGACATCGACGCACCCGAGACGTGCGTGCATCTGACCGGCGGCGAGATCGCTCGCGCCAAGACGCAGTACAAGCTCCCCGACAATCTCGCGATCATCGCGCCCGCGTCCGCGCTCGATGCGAAGAACTATTACGATTGGCCGGATCTCGCGCGCGCGCTCGAGGCGTACGGGTGGAGCGTGGTGATCTTGGGCGACAAGCGGAAGCTCGACGTGCGGTCGTGGCCGATCATCCAAGCCGCCGGGCCGCGCGACTTTCTCGCCGTCGTCGCGAACGCCGGCGTCGTCGTCTCGGTGGACTCGGCCGCGCTCCATGCCGCCGGCATCCAGCGGGTGCCCTGCGTCGGCCTGTTCAACGTGAACGACGGTGTGACGTATTGCAAGTACTACCCGTCGGTCGTGCCGGTCGACCTGTGCGCGAAGGACGCGCCCTGCATCTTGTCCCGCGTGCATGAGTGCCAACACAAGCACCCGCGCACCGGGCACCAGACCTGTTACACGCCCGGCCTCGCCGGCGATATCGCGAAGGCGGTCTACGGTGTCGCGACCGGGTGCCATTCTACGGGCCACAAAAAGGCCTCCAGGCCCCTGTCGGTGGCGGGGGGTACATCGACCAAGGCCCGGCCGGGAAAAGGGCCTATAAGCCATTTAAACGCGTCGGGGGAAAGGATGACTGGAAAGCGAGTGATCCGGTTGAATCTTGGCTGCGGGATGAAGTTCGAGACGGGGCCGGAGTGGCTCAACGTCGACGTGCGGAAGCTGTACCCCGGCGACGCGCTGTTCTGGCGGCGCGATCTGCGGAAGCTCGACGGCTTCATCAAGCCGGGCGTCGTCGCCGAGATCAAGATGGACGACGTGCTCGAGCACTTCTCGAAACCCGAGGCCGAGTCGGTCTTGCGCCAGGTGGTCGTGCTGCTCGAGCCGGGCGGGAAGCTTGTGATCAAGACGCCGGCCATCGGGCTGCTGATCCGATGGGCGAAGACGCACGACGAGGCGAGCACGGCGATGCGATGGTACGGTGGGCAGGACTATCCCGAGAACGTGCACAAGTACGTCTGGCCGCGCGCCGCGCTCGAGTCGTTCCTCGTCGAGCTTGGGCTGCGGGTGTTGAGCGTCGACGTGGTCGAGGACACGAACGTGTTCATCGTGGCCGAGAAGCCGGCCGAGGGGGTGTGAGATGGCGGCGATCATCCGAGTCGGCCAAGTCCTCACGTACGTTGAGGTCGAGAACCTGACACGCAAGACATTCTCGACGGCCGAGCGCAGCGCGCTGAACGGGCTGATCCTGATGGTCGAGGAGTACATCAAGTCGGTCGTCCTCGACTGGACGAAGGAGACGGCTGCGAGCCACACGTACCTCGGGACGGGCACGCGTTACCTGTGGCTGCGCCGGTACTGCACGAGCCTGACGTCGGTGACGATTAACGGCACCGCGCTCGACACCGACGACTATACCCTGTGGAATCACATCGCGATCCGGCTCAAGGCCGACGTGTTCGCGGCCGACGAGGACGACATCGTGGTGACGGGCAACTGGGGCTTCGAGGCGGCTGATGCGCCGAGCGACTTCAAGTTCATGTTGGCGCTGCTGTGTGCGAAGTGCCTGTGGGAGTACGGGAGCCGCGAGGTCACATCGGAGAGTGTGGGCAAGGTGTCGATGAGCTACCTCGACAGCGCGTACAAGTCCGACGCTATCCTGCGCGGGATCATTCGGAAATACTCGCCGGTGAAGGTGGCGTGATGGGGTGGCAGAATCTGAGCCGCAACACGTTCGACGTATACCGGAAGACGGCCACGACGGCCGACACCGGGGCGGTGACGTACACGTACGCCGTCGACTCGTCGAACAATCCGTGCGTGCTGTGGTGCGACAACGAGTCGTTCAACTGGGACGCAGACCGGGGCAAGACGTCCGGCTTCTGGTCGCTGGTGTGCGGCAAGGGTGTGAGCATCCAGGCCACCGACCGGGTCGTCGCGGGTGGTCGCACGTTCGAGGTCGTGGACTTCGAGATCGTTCACGATATGCACCAGGAGGTTGTGCTCCGTGCGCTTTAAGACCGGCTACCAGTTCATCGACTACACCGACCGGGTGCTGCATTACGGCGAGCGCGTCCAGACCGATATGCTCAGCGTGATCGGGTTGAAGTTGCAGCGCGAGTTGAAAGAGATCTTGTCGCTTCCAGAAAGCGAGAAGCACGGCGAGGAGTACTGGAAGGGGAAGAACAAGGACATCCGGCACGTCGCCTCGGCGGCGGGTGAACCGCCGGCGCTCGACACCGGGCGGCTGCGCGCCTCGATCCAGTTTGAGATCGAGGAGGGCGCGCGCTCGAAAAAGTCGCTCACCGTCGGGAGCGTGCGGAGCAAGGGCACCGGCGGGACGCTCGTCGAGTACGGCGATTACCTCGAGTTCGGCACGAGCAAGATGGCGCCGCGCCCGTGGGTGTCCGTGATCATCGCGCGGTACAGCGGCGACGCCGGACGCGAGCGGCTGATGATGGACGCGTGGCGCCACCTGATCAAGACGGGGAAGCTGAAGGTGTGACATGGCGACGACGAGCAACATTCAGAAAGCCATCGTTGCTGCGCTGAAAGCGGACAACGCCGTCAAGGCGATTGTCAGCACGCGGGTGCACGACGGGTACCAGCCGGGCGAGACGTCGACGTACCCGCGCATCAACGTGACGTGGCTCGCAAGTGGGCCGAAGTCGCGGAGCACAGCGCAGGATCATTTTTTCCGCGTGAGTTGTTTCGACGACGACCGCGACGTGCTCGCGACCATCAACCTTGCGAACGCGGTGCGAGACGTGTTGCACGACACGCAACTACTGGCGACCGGGTATCGGTGCCTGTGGATACAAGAGACGGACTTTCGCGTGGTGGGCGTTGATCCCTCGGGGGTCGCGCACTCGGCGAGCGACTACCGCGTGTCTGTCTCCGAGAACGCGAACTAAACCTACCAGGAGGGAAGACAATGCCGACTACTGTGAGAGACTACTTGGGGCCGGCCATCGTGTACTGGGATGTGGCTGGTGACAACGTCGAACTGGTCTGCGAGGGGGGCGTGACCATCAAGACCGAGGTCGACACCGGCGACATCAAGAGCGACCAGACCGGCACCCGCCCGAAGGACAAGGTCGTGACCGGCAGCGACGGCACCATCACGTGCAACGTGAGCGACCTGTCGCTGGACACGCTCGCGATCCTGTTCCCGAACGCGACCCAGGTCGGCTCCGGCGAGACGAGCCGGGTCGAACTGCGAACCGCCGTGGGCCGCAAGCTCAAGGCGCTGTCGAAGAAGCTGCTCATCAAGCGCATGGACAACGGGGCCGCGTCGAGCAACACCGCCGACTGGTTCACCGCGACGTACGCTCACCCGATCAGCGTCGGTGACCTGTCGTACACGCGCGAAGGTCAGGCGGTGATCCCGGTGACCTTTTACTGCTTCCCCGACACGAGCAACAACAATCGGATCGGCTTCTTTGGCGACGAGACTGCGTCGTAATCCGACGCTCGCCGGCAGATCAATATAACGGAGGGAGAGACATGACGGACGTGATCAAGTTGAACCGACCGAACGAAGCGGTACAGGTGGACATCGACGGGACGGTGTACAGCCTGACGCCGCGACTGTCGCTGAACACGCTCGACCTCGAGAGCCTCGTGGAAAGCGTGGCGCGAATCCGCAAGTGTGAAAGCGAGGGCGACTTGGTCGGCTGTGCGCGCGAGAGCATCGACGTGCTTGCCCGGTTCTCGACCATCCCGAAGGACACGCTGTTGTCGCTGCCCATCGGGATGATCCTCGAGTTGTTCAGCGTGTTCAACCGGGCCGACGTCAGCGAAGAAAAAAAAACACGCCCGAGCGTCTGAGCCTGTATCTGGTCTGCCGGTGGTACGGGGTGCCGTTCGATGTGGCCGAGCGGTTGCCGCTCTGGCGCATCCGCGAGGCGGTGCACTACGGGACGCGGATCTTGGCGATTGAGAGTGAACAGATGCTGCGGGTGAATCGGATCACAGCGGGTCGGATGTACGACGACGACATCGTCCGCAGCGACGCTCAAGCCATGCTCGACGCGATCCGTGGGACACCGCAGCGACCGGCAGACTACGCCGACAACTGGGATCGGTTCAGATCGCGAATGAAACGGGGGGCGTGATGGCATTAGACTTTGGCCGGGCGGTCATCAAGATCTCGGGCGACATCTCCGAGTTGAAAGACAGCTTGGCTCAAGCCAAGTACTTTTCCAAAAAGGCCGGCGAGACAATCGCGAACGGATTCGGCATCGCCGCCGCCGGAGGGGTCGCCGCGTTCACGGGCGCGCTGACCGCCGCCGTCTATTCATCGACTCAACTGGGCGACGAGATCGCGAAGACATCGCAGAAGATGGGCATCGCGACGAAGACCCTGTCCGAGTATCGGCTGGCGGCGAAGCTCGCCGACCTCGACATAGGGTCGCTGGCCGGCAGCGCGAAGTACGTCAGCAAGGCCATCGTCGAAGCCCAAGCCGGCAACAAGACCGCCATCGACACGATGCGCCGCGCGTTCGGCGAAGGGTGGAAGGGCATCAGGACGTACGACGACGCGCTCAACGCGCTCGCCGAGCGGTTCGCCTCGATGCCCGACGGCGTCGAGAAAACTGCGCTCGCGGTCGAGATGCTCGGGCGTTCCGGCGCCGCGATGATCCCGATGTTGAACGGCGGGGCCAAGGCGCTCGAGGAGGCGCGCACGCGCGCGCGCGACTACGGGCTTGTCATCGGGCCGGAGTTCGCCAAGCAGTCTGAACAGTTCAACGACAACTTCACCATTATGAGCGAGGCGGTGCAGGGCGTCGCCGTCGACATCGGCAAGACGCTCGTCCCCGAGTTGGTGAAGTTGCAGGACAAGTTGATCGCCTTCTGGGACGAGAACGCGCCGGTTATTCGCGGCTCGCTCCATGCGGCCTGGCTGTCGGTGGCGAATGGGATCACGGCTGTTGGCAAGGCGTTCGATAACTCGCAGCCGGCGACGGTCGGATTCTTTCAAGTGCTGAGTGCCGGTATGTCCGGCGCTGTCGCGCTCGCCGAGGCGCTCGTCACGGGCATCGCGAAGACCGTTGAAATATTCACTTGGCTCACCCGGCAGCAGATGGGCGGTCGTGCCGGGTTGAGCGCGCTCGGCAAGTTGCTCGGCGTCGAGGGACTCGAGAAGGTCGACGAGCAGCTGTACGAGGTTGAGAAGGCGGCGACGGCGATGCGGCAGTCGATGGCCGAGGCGGCGGTGCAAAGCCTGTTCCTCGCCGAGGCCGCGCTCGCCGGCGGTCAGAACCTTCAGTACTTCGACGAGAGCGAGGGCAAGGTCACGTCGTCGTCCGGCGCGCTCGGCGATGCGATGGCCGATGTCGGCAAGCAGTCCGAGATGACGGGCCGGCAGATATGGGAAGCGTGGGCGACCATGCTGAACTTCACGAACGCGCTGAACCCGGCGATGCTCGCGGTGTCCGCGAATATGCTGACCGAGTACGGCGCGTCGTGGATGACGGTGGCCGGCGCCATCGAGAAGGCCGGTAGCGTCTCGCAGTCGTTCGGGATGAAGCCGGTCGGCGACCTCGGGCCTGGCCTCGCCCCCGAGACATCGCCGTACAGCGTCAGCCCGACGTTCGGCATGGGCGACGCCGGGATGCTCGGCCAGTTCCCCATGATCGACCAGATCTTGAAGGACGCCATCGCGCGCGCGAGCGAGATCGACACGATGCCGCTGCGGGACAAGCTCGAGGAGATCGCCGCGCAGTTGACCATCGGCGGCGCGAAGGTGTCCGAGATCTCGGGCATGATCGGCGACTCGATCACCGGGTTCTTTGGCGACGCGGTCACGCAGGGGTTCAGCGCGGCCGGCAAAAAGCTGCTCGCCGCGATGATGGGCATGATCGGGAAAGAGCTGGCGATGCTCGGCGGCCGGTTCATCTTCTGGGGCTTGGCCGAGATCGTCGCCGCGATGTCGCCGTTCACGAAGTGGATGGGTGCGAGCGCGGCGCACGGCGCGAAGATGATGGCGGTCGGCGCCGCATTGTCCGCAGCCGGCGGCGCGATGTCCGGCCTGTCCTCTGTGGTGGGCGGCACCGCCGGCGGGTCCGGCACGTCGTTCCAGAGCGAGATCTCCAGACCGTATGGGAGCACGGTGCAGGGAATGACGATGGACGTGTCGGGACAGTCGGCGGCGGGTGCGACGACCGTGTACATCAACGCGGTCGACGCGAAGACGTTCGACCAGTACATGAGCAACGGTGGGGCGGCGATTGTGGCGAAGCACGTCGGCCGCTCGGTGCGCGGCAACTCGGGATTGCGGAGGGAGTTGAGCAATGGCCTTTCCTACTGACCCGGCACCGAATGAAGTGCACGAGGAGAAGTCCGAATACCGCGTGACGGTGAAGCGCGCCATCGACGGCACCCGGCACAAGCGGCTCCACCAGACCCAGCAGGAGCGGTCGTGGCGGCTCGTGTACCAGTACCTCGACGAGTCCGACCAGGAAACGCTCGACGATTACTTCGACAGCATGAAGGGCGAGTACACCGCCGACACGTGGACGACCCAGTACAACGAAGAGGTCGTGGTCGCGATCTCGTCGTTCCGGCGTATCAGCACCGGCGCGCACCCGCTGCGCCATTATGAGATCGTGCTGGTCGAGGAACCGCAGACGATTGTGGAAGGGGGCAGCGGCTCGTGATCACTCTACCCGCCGAGTACGAGGTCTTGATCGCGTCGGCCGCCGGTGAGCCGGTGGTGCAGGTCGAGATCCACTTCCCCGACACGTACGTGTTGCGGATCTCCGACCGCGCGCACACGTACGGCGGGTACGCGTTCGCCGCCGACATCATGGGCGACGTCACGTACGAGCGGACGATGGACATCAAGTTCGCGTCCCTCAAGTTCACGGTGTCGAACCTCGACAGCGCGTACACCGACCTGTTTGCGACGTACACGACCCCCGAGCTGCGCCAGGCTGATGTGTACGCGTACCAGTATTTCAACGGCGCGACCAATCGAGTCGAGCTGTTCCGGGGCAAGCTGAACGTGCCGCGCGAGCTGCGGCGGGACGACATCACGCTCGAGGCGACGCAGCTGCTCAACTCGATCATGGAGCCGTTCAACAATCTGGTGAACTCCCCGGTGTGCCCGTGGGCGACGAGCGGTCTGTTTGCCGGCGGCACCCGGTGCTCGTACGCGCCGGCCACCGGCGACGGCCGCGACGTGTTCGTGGATGTCCCCAGTATCAGCGCCGTGTCGACGACGCTGCCTGTGACCGACATCGACGGCGTCGGCGTGGGCGACTACTTGCAGATCGAGAACGAGATCGTGCTGGTGACGAACGTCGGGTCGGTGTCGTGCACGGTGGCGCGCGCGCAGAAGGGAACGACGGCGGCGGCGCATATCGCCGGGACGCGCATCACGCACTACTCGTGCGGCGGCTCGTGGGAGGAGTGCGCCCGGCGCTATATGCTGCACCGCTTCGGCGGCATCCGCTTTTTCAACAAGACGGGAACCGTCTCGTGGCGCACGAAGACGTTCCTGTGGTTCTCGCAGAAGCAGTCGATGCCGTGGGAATCGAAGGGAAACACCGGCGTATTCGGCAGTCCGTGGGGCGTAATCTATGGCCTAGTCAAGGTCGCGGTCGAACCGCTCTATGTGCGCGACCCCGGCGCCCACGCCGTTTTTTTTGCGAACCTCGGAGCCGGTCCGATCCTCGGCACGTATCACCCGACGGCGTACTCGCCGCGCCCGTCGATCTGGGTGAACGGCAAAGAGTCGAAGGATTACGGGCTGCGCCGAGGGTATGACGGCGAGGCGCAGATCGACTGGTACGGTTCCTCGTGGGACGAGCAGGGGATCGACTACCTCTGGATCTCCGACCCGACGACGACGCCGGGCGCGCAGACGTGGGACGACGCGTGCGACGAGGGCCAGACGTACAGCCGGCGCGCGTACCTGTGCGGCGCGTTCCCGAGCGACGTGCAGACCGACGAGTCGCTGCCGAACGTCGAGTGCCTGATCAAGGGGCGCGTGCTGCCGTACTACAACGCCAGCGGCACCAAGCTCGGCGATGCGTGGACGCAGAACCCGGCGTGGATTCTGGTCGACGCGGCGCTGAACGAGGAGTACGGGGCGCGGCTGTCCGCGAGCGACATCGACTGGGCGGCGATGTACCAGGCGGCGCAGGACTTCGACACCCTCGGCGTGACGTTCAACATTCACCTGACCCAGTCGATGAAGTTCCCCGACTTTGTCGAGCTGCTCTGCAATTCGACGCTGTCGATCCCGACGTTCGCCGAGAACAAGCTCGGTCTGCGCGTGCTCAGTTCGAGCATGAGCAATTGCGGGGTGACCATCGACGAGTCGCTCATCCTCGAGGACACGCTCGAGTTTTGGGGCGACGGCCCGGTGGACCGCGACGCGAACACGCTGAAGGTCACGCTCTGCTCCGAGGACTTCGACTACCAGAACGTCCCGTTGGAGTTCATCGACTCGGAGCACATTGCCGCGCTCGGTGGGCGCAAGGTCGAGCTTGGGCTGAAGCTCGCCGGCGTCGACAACAAAGCACAGGCCCAGCGGACCGGGGCGTTCTGGTTGAACCTCGCGAAGATCGCCCGGCGCATGGACGGGGTGAAGCAGTTCCGCACGACGTACGTCGCGATGGCGCTCGAGCCGGGCGACATCATCACCATCGACTCGGACTCCGAGGACAGCTTGGGCGCGCTCGAGTACATGGTCTGGTCTACGCGCCGCGTGAACAACGACGCCGACTACGAGCTGTACTGTATCCGGTGGGAGACGGGACTGTTCGAGCTGGGCGGCGTGACGTACGATCTGCCGACGACCGGCATCGACCCGACCCGCGATCCGGTGCCCGTCACGGATCTTGCCGCGACCGCGTCCCTGATCAGCGACGATCAGGTTCGGCTTGTGGTGTCGTGGACGTGGCCCGAAGCGTCCGCGCCGCACCCGGCTCCGGCCAAGGTGTTCCTGTGGATCGGCGATCCAGAAGACCCCTTCGACCAGTACGAGCTGATGACGCCGAAGGGTGTGAGCCGCGACGCCTCGAGCTACGAGACGACGTTCCCCCGCCGGCGGTGGAAGACCGCGCGCGTGTTCGCCGTCGCGCAGAGCGCGTGGCGTCTGCCGGCGAACGTGCGGCCCGGTGCCAAGGGAGATGTCGATTACCAGTCGACGCTGAACGGTGCGGTCACCGCAACGCAGACCACGATCACCGTGACCGACGCGACGGCCCTCGGCGTGACCACGGACGACTTTGTGTTCATCCCGATCATCGAGGGCAAGTACGAGGTCAGCCGGGTGAGCAGCGTCGCCGGCGACACGCTCAATATGTACACGTGGGGCGGCAACCGTCGCGCCTATTACAACACGACGGCGTCCGCGTTCCCCGACGATCAGGCCATCTACAAGATGGAGCTGTCGGGACCGTACGTCGATGTCGCGATGTGCATCAAGGTCATGCCGCCGACCGACGCGCTGGTGTACGACTACAACCGGGACACTGACCTGTTGCAGAACGAGATCCGCGTCGAGATCCCGAAGAACAACGACGGCAGCGCCCCGTCTGTCGTGCATATCCAGCTGAAGGCCGAGAACGTGGATTGGCCCGAACCGACCGAGTCGCCGAGCGGGAGCGACGCGTTCATGGCGCAGCCGTATGCGAATTACGTGCTGGTGCCGACGTCGCACAATATGGGGTCGGCCGATGTCGGCAAGCTGTTCGTGATCAAGGAAGCCGACGACCGGGTCGGCCGGTATATCGAAAGCGTGACCGAGGGCTTCGAGTACCTCGGCGTGACGTGGGACAAGGTGAACCTCAACGGTCCGATGCCGCGCGGCAAGGGCACCCACAGCTGGGCGGTCTGGACTAAGTGGTACGAGCTGGCCGATTACAACTATAACGCCCCCGTGAGCGCGGACAGCCTCGATCTCCAGGACAACACGTACAAGGTGAAGTTCACGATCAACACCGAGTACTCCGGGTACGTGCGCGTGTACCTGTTGAACGAGGGCAGCTGCTCCGACCCGGTGATCGCCGAAGACGAGAGCGGCTTCCCCGCCGAGATCAGCACGGTCACTCTGCCGTTCGGTCTGGACCGCGATCAGGCTCCGGTGGTGACCGACTTCGCGATCACCCATGACGGGTTCATCGCACCGGACGGTGGGCAGCGCGTGCTGTGCACGGTGCAGTTCACCCCGCCGTCGCCGCTCGAGAACTTCTCGCACGTGATCGTGTACGCCGACTACCCGGTCGAAGAGGGCAGCGGCATGGAAGGCGCTGGCGGCGGGTACTCCGGCGCCGGATACTACGCCGTCAAGATCGGCGAGTTTTGGGACTCGAACGTGCAGTTCATCTCGCAGCCGACCTCGGCCGACGTCACGTTCTACTGCGTGTCGGTGAACAACGACGGGTACTACAACCCCGACTGGTACGACGACGAGGATTACGTCAACTACACGACGACGCTCACGGCCGACGACAACCCGCCCGGCCAGGTGCAGAACGTCGACCCCGAGCACGTGCCCGGCGTCGGTATCCAGGTGAAGTGGGACGCGCTCGCGGCTGCGGATCTCGCGTACTACGACGTCGAGGACAAGAAGGCCTCGACGCAGGAGGGCTTGGCCGGGGCGACGTGGACCAGCTTGACAAGCGCGCGCTCGACGATGGCCGGGGTGGGCGTGCCGCCGAGTGAGAACGGGTGGTGGTATAAGTTCCGCGTGCGCGGCGTCGACAACATCGGTCAGGCTGGCGAATGGGGCGAGTCGGCCGATCTGCAAGCGTACGCCGTCACGTTGTACCCGGTGAGCGCGCCGACGAACCTGAGTGTCGGCAAGGCGTGGGAGTATCAGGCTGGCGTGCCGCTGATTGCCCTGTCGATCAACTGGGACAACCCGGTCGACGCGCATTACGGCGGCTGCGAGGTCTGGCTCATCGACGCGGACGGCGGCGAGCGGTGGGACGTGGTGACGGTCGACGATGCGTCGAGCACGGCGCTCCAGCTCATCGGGGACGGTCGCACGGTGAAGGTGTACCTGTTCCCGATGAACACCGCCGGGATCGTGCCGGACTACAACGTGTACGTCGCCAGCGACGACATCGTGCTGGCCCCCGACACGGTGGACGTGCCCGAGCCGGACGTGGTCGCGCGGGACGGCATCAACTGCGTGTACCTGTCTGTCGAGGTGCCGCCGTGGGGCAGTTTCCAGAAGCCGTACTCGAACCTTGAAATCTACATCAACGCGTCGAACACCGGCACCGGGTCGACGAAGGTCATGGACTGGGCGGTCGGTCATTCGAGCGGGAGTACCGAGCGCGAGTTCGTGGTGATCCCGTTCCCGCTTATGGCCGATGTCACGGGCACGTGGGCGCAGGGGACGCAGTACTACTTTTTCGCCAAGCTCGTCGACCGCGCCGGAAACACCAGCGGCTACTCGGCCGACACCGACAACTCGGCCGTGTTCCTGCCGGGCGAGCTGACCGACGCGGGCGCCCCGGACTTTTCCAGCAGCG